TCTTGAACTGCTGTCCGTATCGAGCCACTTCGTTCTCTCATTGTCGCCCCTCGGGTGGATTCTATCCGGGCGACAACTACTCTGACGTAGGGGGGTTCGTCCCCGGCGAAGTCCTCGTGGGCGTGGCAGCCGTATTTGGTGGCCGGCGAAGCCTTGCGCGCGGCGGCATGCGTACCGCCGCTGGCATAGGACGGGTCAGTGATGAGGGCGTCGAAGCTGGCGGCCGGCAGGGTCGGCAGGATGGTCAGCGCGTCGCCGTGGATCAGCTGGTTGGTCATGAGAAGAGCCTTCATTGAGTCGCTCGCGGCGATCCGTGGGGAGGCTCTCGGCCTTCATGTGGTTGAGCACACCGCAGCGGGTGCACTTGATCTGCAGGTCATAGGTGCCGGCCGCGCGGGCCAGCAGGCGGGCGCAGTCGCCGCAGCGCAGGTTGATGAGCACGGCGGTCACTTTGATGCCGTGCCCAAATCGAACTCGCTGAAGCGGATCACCTCGACGCCCAGCCATTCGTTGATAGCCAGCATGCGGGTCTGCAGCGGCTCCAGCTCCAGCGCGGCCCATACGGCGGCCGCGTCGCGGATGGAACCGAACCCTCCGCTGTTCTGCGGCACGATCCCCAGCAGTTGAGGCGGCACCCGGAGCGCGGCGAGCATGTCGTCGCGGGTGGTGCTCTTGATGCTATTGAACTCGTCCTTGGCGGCCACCTCGCTGACAGGGATCAGCTGCAGGCCGTCCTTCTTGCCGTTGGGCGAGTGCAGGAACAGGTTGCGGAAGTTGCCCGGGCCGCGCGCCGACTTCAGCGCCTCGCGCAGCGCGGCCACGTCGGCGTCGGCGACCTGGGCATCGTTGAGGTACAGGATGAAACCGGCATGGGAGCCGTTGTTGTAATACTTGCGGCGGAACAGCGTGGCCGATTCGTTGAGCAGCGCCGCCTGCACGGCCGGCATCCACTCGGGGATGCCGTAGATCTCCTGGTCGACGTCCACCTCGCGCAGCTGATACACCGAGCCCGGCTTGAACTCATGCTCAACGCGCCCTGCCCTGACTTGGAAGAACTCGCCCTCCTCCACGCCGCGCCGGGCGTACTGCGCCATCGGTACCGAGAGGCTGTGTGTAGCGCCGGACAGCGCTTGGCGCCGCTGCACGTAAGCCATGCCGAAGGTGATGAAGTCCAAGGCCAGCTGGGCGAACTGCGAGCGCGACAGCAGCGTATGCGGCACGAACTGGCGCACCAGCATGTTGCGCTTCAAGGTCAGGCCGCTCTGCAGATACGGGTTCGCCTTGGTGGTGCGTGACAGGCCGTTCAGATCCACCGGCGGCTCGTAGAAGCGTCCGTTCTGCCAGCAGTCCAGGTAGTCCAGGATGCCGCGCGTCTCCAGCACCGGTGTGGGGTCGCCAAAGGTGAAGGCCTCCATCCGGCCGGCCGGGACCTGCGGCAGCGTCTCTCCACTGTCGTTCATCAGTAAATCTCCATGGTGCTGCTGGCGGCCATGCCGCCCTCTAGGGGTTCGTTCTGCAGGGCGTGCATCACCGCCCACGCCAAGTCGGCGTGGCCGGTCACGCGCGAGCGCCCTGCGGTGTAGGTGATCTGTCGGCCGCTGGCGGTCATCGTTTTCTGGATGGCCATCAGCGATTGTGTGAAGTCAGTCCAGCCGGCGTCGTATTCCAGGCGTTCGTTCTTGATCACGTCGTAGGCCTTGAGCACCAGCCGCGTCTTGACCTCGGGTGAGTAGCTGAAGGTCACCACGCCGGGGAAGAACTGGCGCACCAGCTGCGCCACGCCGGTGCCCATACCCGTGGTGTCGATGCCGATGTACGTCACCCAATAGCGCTGCGTGATCTTGCGGATGAATTCGGCCTGCCCGGCGAAGTCCATCCCTCGGAACTGATGGCGCTCCAACACCCGGAACTTGCCGCCCGGCTCCTGCGGCGGTGCCAGGACGACGAGGCCGGCGCTGTCGCCGCTCTCGGCCGGGTCATAGCCGACCCACACCGGCCGATCACCATAGGGGCGGTTCGCGAGGGGCTTGTAGTCGGCCGCCCAGCTCACCCAGCTGTCGACCATGCACGGCTGCAGCATGGTCAGCGGGAAGACGCTGGCGCTGTCGTCCACGAACTCGCACATCAGCAGGTTGGCGAATTCTTCGGCGCTGTAGTCGCGGCGGAGCTCCTCGATGTCGAACAGGTCACAACCGCGGCCATTGGCATCGAGGACGGTGACGATCTGCCGCCAGATCGCGTCCTCGCACAGCTTGCCGCCCTGCAGGCGGTCGTGGGTCACGTCGATGTTGAGGTGCTGGGATACCGAGCGGCCCTTGTTGTGCCGCTCGCCGGTCCAGAAATCGAAGGCCTCGTGCGCCATGGTCGACGGCGTGCTGAAGTAGGTCTTGCGCCACTTCTTGTGCATCGCCATGCCGCTGGCGACCTTGTTCAGCTGGTTGAAGCCGTAGGTCCAGAAGAACTCATCGAAGTAGAAGTTGCCGTGGTAGCCCTGAGCGGTGCGTGCGTTGGTACCGAGGAAGAACAGCTCAGCGCCGTTGGCGAGCGTGATCGGGTCGCCAGTCAGATCGCGGTCGAGCACCTCGCGCACGAAGCCGCGCATGTAACCTAGGAAGATGTGCGCCTGGCTCTTGGAGGCGCTCAGGAAGATCTGATTACGGCCCGTGGTCAGCGCATCGATCAGCGCTTCGCGGGCGAAGTAGTAGGTGGCGCCGATCTGACGGGATTTGAGGATGATGCGGGTGCGCTGATTGCCGGCGCGGTACCAGTCGCGCTGGTAGTCAAAGCAGCCGTCGAGGAACGCCTGCTGCAGGCGCTCGATCTCTTCCTCGCTGAACTCGTTCTTGCGGACCTTCTTCTTGGGGCCGCTGTTGCGATTGGCGACCACCTGGTTCAGGTCAGCCTCGTTGCCGCCGCCCTGGTATCGCTGGATGCGGGCCTGCCGCTCCAACTGCCGGTGCAGCAGGTCGATCTCTTTGAAGTCCCCGCCGGTCTTTTCCGGCTTCATGATCAGCATCACCAACCGCGCCTCTAGCGCGCCGCCGATGCGTTCAACGTTGTCAGCGCGGTCCCACTCGTCACGCGCCTTCCAGCTGTGTATCGTCTTTTCCTTCTCGCCGGTCGCCTCGGCGATGTCACACACGCGCCAGCCCATCCAGTACAGGAATTTGGCTTGGCGGCGGGGATCGGTCTGCGGTAGTGCGACGGCGGTATTCACTGCAGCAAGGTTGAAGCCGCCCCGCTTCGCGCGACACCAGAAGCCCCGGTAGATCAGCTGGTTACAAGTCGGTCTCGTTGCTGCAATTTCGCGCTGTGCCGAACATGAGTCATCGCATCGACACCTGATGCGCCACGACTCATGCAGAGGGCGACATGGCCGAAAAAACCAAGAAGTACCGTTCCAAGCGCTTCCGCGTCGCGGTCGAGGGCGCAACGTCCGATGGCCGGACCATCGAGCGCCAGCACATCGAAGAGATGGCCGCTGGCTACAACACCGATGTGTATACCGCCCGCATCTGGGTGGAGCACATGCGCAGTCTGCTGCCGGAAAGCCCCTTCCGTGCCTACGGCACCGTGGTGTCGGTGGACGCCGCCGAGGTGGATATTGGCGGCGAGAAGAAGCTCGCGCTGTTCGCGCAGGTCGAGCCGACCGATGACCTGGTCAACATGGTCAATGTGCTCAAGCAGAAGCTGTTCACCAGCATCGAGATCGCGCCCAAGTTCGCCAGCACCGGCAAGGCCTACCTGCAGGGTCTGGCCGTAACCGATTCGCCGGCGAGCCTCGGCACGGAGATGCTGGCCTTCGCCGCGCAGCACCCCGATTCCAATCCGCTCACTGCGCGCAAGCAGGCCCCGGACAACGTGTTCACCGCCGCCGAAGAGACGCTGATCGAGTTCACCGAAGTGGAGCCGTCCGCGCCGCGTACCAACAAGCTGGCCGGCTTCTTCCACTCCCTCGGCATCATCCCGAAGCCAGAGCCCAAGGAAGAACCGCAGCCGGCGGATATGGGGCAGTTCTGCGCGCAGATCCTGCAGCAGTTTTCCGAGCAGGAAGAAGAGACCGGCAAGCTGCGCGAGCGCGTGACCAGGAGCGACGAAACCGTCCGCAACCTGAGCAACCAGATCGCCGCGCTGACCAAGACGCTGGACACCACCCCGGAACCGTTCAACCGCCGCCCGCCTGTCACCGGCCCTGCCGGCGACGACGACATCGACTGCTGATCCCCGCCCCCACCTACAAGCATCTGGAGCACCCATGCGTCCCGAAACCCGTCGCCAGTACGATGCGTACACCCAGCGCATCGCGCAGCTCAATGGCGTGAGCAACCCGGCGAACATGTTCGCCATTGAACCCTCTGTGCAGCAAGCCATGGAGCGCCGCATCCAGGAGAGCAGCGCCTTCCTGCAGGCGATCAACATGGTCCCGGTCACCGATCTGCAGGGCGAAAGGGTTGGCGTAGGTGTATCCAGCACCATCGCCGGCCGCACCGACACCAGCGGCGATGCCGAGCGCAAGCCGCGCGACGTGACGGACCTGGACAGCAACAAGTACCTGTGCGTCCAGACCGACTTCGACACAGCCATCTCGTATGCGCGTCTGGATGCCTGGGCCGCCCAGCCCAAGTTCCGGCATCTGGTGCGGGACTCCATCGTCCAGCGCCAGGCACTGGACCGCATCATGATCGGGTTCAACGGCACCAGCGTGGCGAAGACCACCGACCGCGCCACCAACCCGATCCTGCAGGACGTGAACAAGGGTTGGCTGCAGCAGTACCGCGAGCACGCCGCTGAGCGCGTCATGAGCGAGGGCGGGAAGCCGGGGCTGGTCAAGATAGGCGGCGCGGGTGCGGACTACGCCAACCTCGACGCGCTGGTGATGGACGCGGTGGCCACCATGATCGATCCGTGGCACCGCCATGATCCGGGCCTCCGCGTGATCCTCGGCCGCGACCTGATCCACGACAAGTACTTCCCGATCATCAACAAGGACAACGCGCCGACCGAGCAGCTGGCGGCGGATCTGGTGCTGGGCGCCAAGCGCATCGGCGGGCTGCAGCCGGTCGATGTGCCGTTCATCCCGGCCAACGCGATCATGATCACTACCCTGTCGAACCTGTCGCTGTACTGGCAGATCGGCGGTCGCCGCCGCTACCTGCAGGAGCAGCCGCAGAAGAACCGCATCGCCAACTTCGAGTCGTCCAACGACGGCTACGTGATCGAGGACTACGGCCTCGGCTGCGTCATCGAGAACATCAAGGTCGGGGACTGAGCCGGTGATCAGCAGCCCTGCCCGACGGCATATGGAACGCGCACTGGCGGCCAAGGCGGCCGCCAGCACCGCCCCGGATCAGCTGATGGACGGCACCGGCATCTATGAGCAGATGCTGCTGCAGCTGGCCAACGACCGTGGCCGACTCAAGCAGATCCAGTCGACCGAGGGCAAGGCAAAGCTGAAGGCCGATCTGCTGCCCGCCTACGACAGCTACATCGAGGGCGTGCTGGAAGCCGGGCGCGGGGCGGCCGATGAGGTGGTGACCACGGTGATGCTGTGGAACATCGATGCCAGCCGCTACCCCGAGGCGCTGCGCGTCGCCGCGTATGCACTGCAGCACGACCTGCCGATGCCGGACCGCTTCGAACGGACCACCGGGTGCCTGGTGGCCGAGGAAGTCGCCGAGGCCGCTCTTATTGCCCTGCGGACTCGGACGGAATTTGATCCGGCGGTCATCGATCAGGCCATCGCCCTGACCGATGGCCAGGACATGCCCGATCAGGTGCGCGCCAAACTGCTGCTGGCGCGTGGCCGCTGGGTGCTGCGTTCGGCCAACGATGACAACCCGCCGACCGAGCAGCAGCTGGTCCTTGCCGTGGAGTCGCTCAAACGCGCCCTCACGCTGCATGAGGCCTGCGGCGGCAAGAAGGACCTGGAACACGCCGAGCGGTTCCTGAAGAAACACACGGCCAGCCAGTCCAACGACTGAGCCGTTCACCGAGCGTACCCCGCGACCCCGCCGGCTCGGGGCTGATCTGAAGGGCTTCTCTCCCCCTGACGTGACGCCCCGACCACCGGCGACCTACGAGGCCCCCATGAGCGGATTTGTTGCCAACGCATCGCCTCCCCCGAAGGAGCCCAACATCAACGCCGGCGCGTTCTGGCCGGAAGTGGATGTCGCTGCGCTGCGTGAGGTGATCCGCGTACCGGGTGACATTCAGGGGCCGCGGATGCGAAGCACTGTGGTGTCAGCCGTCATGGACGTTACGCGGGAGCTGGCCGGGTGGCAGGCGGAGAAGGAAGCGGCCGGCCACAGCAGCCTCTCGTGCGTGCCGGCGCAGGTGGTCGACGGCAAGTCGCGGCTGGTGCATCTGTTCCTCCGCGCCGTTGGCTGCGCCACGGCAGTTGAGTTGCACGAGCGCTACCGTTCCTACGACGCCACCGCACAAGGCAACCAGCGTGCGGAGGAACTGACGCCGACCATTGATGAGATCCGCCGCGATCTGCGCAACGCCCTCTGCGACCTGCAGGGCCTGCCGCGCGTCACCGTGGAGCTCATCTGATGCGCGTCGTCTCGATGCAGGGCGACACACTCGATGCGCTATGCCACCGGCACCTCGGCACCACCGCCGGCATGGTCGAGAAGGCGCATGACCTGAACTACGGCATCAGCCTGCACGGGCCGGTTCTACCCATCGGCACTGTCGTGGAGCTGCCCGACGTACCCGCACCGTCCACCGGCGCCGCAATGCGCCCCCTTGTTCAGCTATGGGATTGAGATGACCGAACCAACCTCCACCGGCAGCATCGCAGCACTGGCGACAGGGGTCGGCCTCGCGTCGATTCTGCCGGGCATGCAGACCGATGCTTTCCTCGGCGCCTTCGCCGGCGCCACCCTTTTTGTCGTGTCGGCCAAGAACCTGCCGATCTGGAAGCGCTTGATCTACCTCGCCATCAGCGTGGTCGCCGGCTATCTGGGCGGCACCGAGGTCATGCAGCGCTTCGGCGTGGTGTCCGCTGGCCTTGCCGCATTCATCTGCGCGGCGGTCATCGTCACGCTGACTCTGAGCATGATTGAGCGCAGCCGCACGGCTGATGTGACCCGCCTGCCCCGTGGAGGCTCCGATGGCTGAGTTTATGACCACCGCCACGCTGCTGTTCAGCCTGGCCATCTGCATCCGGCTGCTGACCTACCGGCCCACACCCGGTGCCAGCCACCGCGCTGGCATTGCCTGGTGCGCTTGGTTGCTGATCGCCGCCACGGGCGGCCAAGCGCTGCAGATCATGCTGCAGGGCGCCCGCGCCAATGTCAGTGGCTGGCAGCTGGTGCTGCTGGTACTGCTGGTTGCCACCTATCGTTCGCGCGGTAACGTCGCGCACCTGTTCGGGAGCAAGTGACGTGCTGACCGCCTCACAACTCGCCCAGATCATGCAGTGCCCGCTGCCGCGCGCCCAGCGCTGGGTGGCGCCCTTCAATGCGGCGATGAAGCGATTCGGAATCAACACGCCCGTGCGCGCCGCCTACTTCCTCGCGCAGGTCGGCCACGAAAGCCTGAGCCTGTCGCGGGTGGAGGAATCGCTCAGCTACAGCCGCGAGCGCTTGCTCGAGGTGTTCGGCAGGTACGTCGCAGCCCCGGAGGCTGCCTCGTTCGTTCACCAGCCGACCAAGCTGGGCAATCGCGTCTATGCCAGCCGGAACGGCAACGGCAACGAGGCCAGTGGCGATGGTTTCAGATATCGCGGCCGTGGCCCAATGATGCACACCGGCCGGGGCAACTACCGTCATATCGGCCAGCTGATCGGCCAGCCGCTGGAAGACATGCCACGCCTGCTGATCGAGCCTGAGATCGGTGCGATGGGGGCGGCCGCGTTCTGGCACGACAACCGCCTCAACACCTATGCCGACCAGCGCGATGTGCTGGCTGTCAGCCGCGTGGTCAACCTGGGCAACGCCCGCAGCCGCGCAACGCCGAACGGCATGGCCGACCGCACTGCCCGCACACGTCGCGCTCTGGAAGTCCTGGCGGTGCGTGGCTGATGGCCCGCGCCTTGATCTTGCTCGCACTGCTTCTGGCCAGCGCTGGTCTGGCGACCTGCCAGCAACAACGCATCAGCACCGCCCGCGCTGGGGAAATCAGCGCCAATGCCGCGCTCAACGCAGAGCTGGAGGCGCACAGCGACACCAAGCGGGAGCTGCTCACCGCGCTATCGGCCACCACGGTGGTCACCAAGTACGTCGACCGCGTGCAGGTAGTGCGCGAGCGCGGTGCGACCCTCATCAAGGAAATCCCTGTCTATGTCACTCCGATCGCTGATGCTGCCTGTGTTGTGCCTGCTGGCTTCGTGCGCGTCCACGACGCCGCCGCCGAAGGCACACCGCTGGACGGAGCCGCCGGAGATGCTGATGCGGCACCCAGCGCCGTTGCGCTCTCTGCCGTCGCCGAAGTCACCGCCGCCAACTACGGTACGTGCCACGAAGCCGCCGCCCAAGTGATGGCCCTGCAGGATTACATTCGCGGGCAACTGGAGGCGCAGCAGTGATCAAGCCCCAGTCACTACGCCTGCACCTGGTCGCGGCGGTACCCGCGCTCGCCTCCGACCCCGAACGCCTGCTGGTGTTCGTGGACGACGGCGGGCTGGTGGCCAGCTTCGCAGCCGGCCTCTCCTTCCAGTACCGCTACACCCTCGAACTGGTCCTGCGCGACTTCAGCGGTGCTCCCGAGGCCGTGATGGTGCCGCTGCTGCAGTGGCTCACGCGGCACCAGCCGGATCTGCTGGCGAACCCTGAGAACCGGGAGAAGCTGACGTTCGAAGTGGACGTGCTCAGCGATACCTTGGTCGATCTGGCCATCCGACTGCCGTTGACCGAGCGCGTGCGTGTGGCACAGGACGATGCCGGGACGTTTCAGCTGCAGTACTTGCCCGAGCCGCTCACCGAATGGGAGCACCGGCACAGCCTCGCCGGTGGTGCGCTGGTGCTGGGCGGGAAGCTGCTGGCCACGCTGCCGGCGATCACCGAATGACCGAGAATCTGCAGCGCCTTGAGACATGGGTAGCGCCGCTGCTGCAGCGCCTCACGCCCGCCGAGCGCAGCCGCCTGGCACGCAAGGTAGGTACCGCTCTGCGCCGCTCCCAGCAGAAGCGCATTGCCAGCCAGCAGAATCCTGACGGGACCCCATTTGCTGCCCGGCGCAAGGTGCCGCCCCTCCGTGCCAAGGCTGGACACATCAAGCGCGGTGCAATGTTCGGCAAGATTCGGCAAGCCAAGCACTTGCGCATACGCGCCAGCGGTGCCGAGGCGGCGGTCGGATTCAGCGGTCGCGTCTCGCGCATTGCGCTGATCCACCAGGAGGGCCTGCCCGACAAGGTTGGGCGCAACCGAAAGCTGCACGTATACGCACGCCGCCAGCTGCTCGGATTCAGCGATGCCGACGAACAACTGGTACGCGAGCTGATCCTCGACCATCTACACGAGTCGTAGCGTAGTAGCCCGCCTTACACAGGTTGCACAATGACCCCGCGCGCGCGCGATGGAATGCTGGAACAACGCTCCCAGCCGATGACGCCGTGTCCACCTTTACCGCTGTTGACCTCTCACGACTGCCGCTGCCCGATGTGTTCGAGCAGTTGGATTTCGAGCAGCTGCTTGCCCAGCGCGTGGCCGACTTCAAGCGATTCATGCCCCAATACGACGCGCTTGTTGAGTCGGACCCGGTCTATAAGGTGCTGCAGGCCAGCGCATACCGTGAAATGGTGCTGCGCGAGCAGTTCAACCAGCGGGCCAAGGGCCTCTTTCTGGCCTATGCCCAGCGCGCCGATCTGGACAACCTGGCTGCCCCATTCGGTGTGACCCGAAAGCAGCTGACCCCACCCGACATTGAAGCGGGGACGGCAGCGGTCTTCGAAACCGACACGGAGTTCCGCCGTCGCATCCAGCTGGCACCGGAGGGGTTGTCTGTCGCTGGTCCGGAGGGCGCCTACATCTTCCATACCCTCTCGGCCGACACCGCCGTGCTCGATGCCAGCGCTACCAGCTCTACCCCCGGTGAGGTGGTGGTCACGGTGCTGGGACGCGACGGTGATGGCACGCCGTCCGATGCTCTGCTTGCCATCGTCGATGCCGTGCTGCAGGACGATCAGGTCCGTCCGCTGACCGATTTCGTGCGCGTGGTCGGAGCCCAGATCCTGCCCTACGGCGTGGAAGCTGACCTCTACACGTTCGACGGCCCAGATGCGGCCGTGGTCATCGCAGAAGCCCGCAGGCGCCTGGACGCCTTCATGGCGGACTCGCATCGACTGGGGCGCGATGTGGCGGTGTCGGCGATCTACGCCCAGCTGCACGCCGAAGGTGTACAGCGCGTGGTGCTGCATGCACCGGTCGCTGATTTGGCTGTGGGTCGCCACCAAGCCGCTTACTGCACCGGGGTGAAGCTGAGCCACCGGGGAACCAATGAGTAGCCTTCTGCCCCCCAATGCAACAGCGTTGGAACGCGCCATCGAGGCCTGTGATGCCCAGCTGCTGAACGTGGCCATGGGGCACACCTGGATCAAAGATCCTCTGCGCTGCCCGGTCGCTCTATTGCCCTGGCTGGCGTGGGAACTGTCGCTGGATACCTGGGTCAGCGAGTGGCCCGAGCACATCAAACGCCAACGTATCGCCAGCGCCATCACCATCCAGCGCCATAAGGGCACTGCCGGCAGCGTGCGCGACGTGATCGAGTCCTTCGGGGGCAGCGTGGTTATCCGCGAGTGGTGGGAACAGCAGCCGCCCGGCAAGCCGCACACCTTCGATCTGATCCTCACGCTGTCCGGGCGCCCGGGCGTGGACCCCTCAGCGAAGTACGTCGAGGACGTAATTGCCGAAGTCAACCGAACCAAGCCAGTGCGCTCCCACTTCACCTTCACCCAAGGCGCCGAGTTCGCCCAGCGGCTCGGCGTGGTCAGTGCCTTGCGCCCCGCGATCTACCGCCGCCTGCAACTGGCTCAGGAGTAACCATGCGTTTGCAATTCACCACCGCCGGCCGCGCCGCCTTGGTCAATGCCGGGAACACCGGCACCCGCTCTGTCACCGTCACCCAGATCGGCGTGACCGAGCAGCCCTTCATCCCTGATCCGAAGGGCGGAGACACCGTACTGCCCGGTGAGCGCAAGCGCATCGAGACGTTCGGAGGGATGTGCGTGGCACCAGATGTCATCCACGTCACCGTTCGCGATGAAACTGACGACGCTTACAGCCTGCGTGGCATCGGGCTGTATCTGGACGATGGCACTTTGCTGTGCGTGTATGGGCAGACCAAAACCCTGCTGGAAAAATCTGCTCAGGCGCTGATGTTGCTCTCGGCGGACCTGGCCCTGGCCGATATTGACGCCACTCAGATTCAGTTCGGCAGTGCCGAGTTCCTCAACCCACCAGCTACCGTCGAGGTACAGGGCGTGGTTGAGCTGGCGACCGATCAGGAGGCCATCGACGGTCGCGATCAAGCCCGTGCGGTTACGCCTGCAGCTCTTCGCTCCACGCTCGATGATCGTCTCGGCAGCGATGCGCCTACGGCGCTATGCAAGGATGTTCTTGCCGCAGCCACGGCGGCGGCCGTGCGCACTCTTCTGCAATTGAAGGATGCCGCGCTCAAGGACGAAGGGCACGGCAACACGCTGGATGCTGACCTGCTCGATGGCCAGCACGGCGACTTCTATCTGGACTGGTCGAACATGACCGGCGTACCGGCCAGTACCCACATTCCCGGCCAGGTGATCACGTTTGCGGGCGTCGCCCCGCCGCAAGGCACCCTGCTGTGCGACGGGCGCAAGCTGCTTCGCGCTGACTACCCGCGTTTGTTCGCAGCCATCGGGCTTACCTACGGCGGGGACGTAGAGGCTGACAGCTTCCGCCTGCCCAGCATCGACGAGGGCTTGGGCATTGTTCACACCGCCGATCCGGCGTTGGTAGGGCAAATCAGCGCGGGCGAGGTCATCGCCCACCGCCACGAGGCCCGATCCGCGGCGGCCGGCACCCATGGCCATACGATCACGGTGGGCGGTGGCGGCGGCCATAGCCACGGCGCAAGTTCCAGCGCCGTGGGTGACCACGCTCATGGCGCCTGGACAGATGGCCAAGGCAACCACAGCCACGGCGTTGGTGACCCGGGCCACTCCCACACATGGACCGGACCCAACGCCGGCGGCGGTAGTGGCGGTTGGTCGGCGGCGGGGGTTACCCGGCCCTCCATCGTCAACACCAGCGGCAGCGGCACCGGCATCTGGATTGGCGAAGGTGGCCACCACTCCCATAACGTCGGCATGAATGGTGCTGGTGCACACGGCCACGAGATTCACATCGCCGGAGTCGGTGACCACGGCCACGGTGCCTCGGCAAGCGTTGAACCCAACCACGTCCATGCCATCGAAGTGGCATCTACTGGCGGCGCCCGCAATCTGGCGGCCGGCGTGCGCATGCTCTATTGCATCACCTATTGAGGACTCCCGTGCAACTTCAGACTCCACAGCAGTTCTATGGGCACAGCTTCGATGAGGCCACCGGGCAGTACATGCTGCCAGTGCGTGTATACCCAGAGGCCGATGGCTCCTGTCCGCTCCCACAAAATACCGTGGACTTTCCGCCCACCGAGCCCCTCGGCTCGCACCAGACCTGGCGCATCAACCATGCACGCACCGAATGGGACGTTGTCGATGACTTCAGGTCCGTGATGCTTTGGGATACCGCCAGCGGTTGCCCGGCACCCAACGGACTGGCACTGGGCGAGCGCCCACCTGTCGGCGTCACGACGCTGGCGCCATTGGTGGTCGCACCAGGCGAGCGACTGTCCAACCGCTGGAATGCCCAGAGTCGCTCGTGGCGGCTCGTGCCCGACTACAGCCACACGCCGATCTGGGCCAAAGCCAGCGGGAGTGTGCTGCCGATGCTTGAAGCAGGAATGGCATTGCCGGCGTCCGCCATCGATGTTCCCCCGCCGACTGGCGGCGTGCCGGTGCGCTTTGATGATGCGCAAAGGCTCTGGGTGGAGAGCAAGGACGCCGATCCCCTGCCGCTTGTTGATGATGGGGTGAACTGACGATGGCTTCATCAACAGAATCATCGGCGACGCATAGGCATAGAAGGTGGACAGCGCTGCGGCTCGTGTAACGGTCGGCGCTACATTCGGCACAACGTGCGCGCGCGACCTGGCACGGCGAGCATGGGCCTATGGATAGCGGCCTGCCCCAAAAAGTAAGCAACCTGATGCGCGACGGTGTGGTGACAGAAGTCGACTACACCGCCGCGCTCTGCCGCGTGAGCAGTGGCGAAATGCAGACTGATTTCATTCCGTGGCTGACCCCGGCTGCCGGCAATCTCCGTGTGTGGTCTCCGCCCAGCATCGGCGAGCAGGTCCAGCTCCTGTGCATCGACGGTGACCTGGCTAACGCCGTCGTCTTACCTGGTCTGTTCAGCGATGCGTTCCCGGCGCCGTCCAGCAACCCGGACTTGGTGCTGATCCAGTTCCCTGACAGCGCCACGATTGCGTACGACAGCGCGGCCCATGCACTGGCCGCAAACCTGCCTGCCGGCGGCAGGGTCAACATCGTGGCCGATGGCGGGCTGCATATCGCTGGCCCGGTCTCCATCCAAGGCAACGTCGCCATCACCGGCAAGGCTGAGATCAGCGAAGACGTCATCGGCGGCGGCGTGAGCCTCAAGCAGCACCGGCACAACGCTGTGCAGCCAGGCGGTGGTACCTCAGGTCCGCCGGCGTGATTGGCCTGGACGCCAACAATGGCGGCACCGCCGAGGGCGCCGCGCATCTGCTCCAGTCCATCCGCGATGTGCTGACCACACCTCTGGGCTCGCGCCTTCAGCGCCGCGACTACGGCTGCCTGCTGCCGGAGCTGATCGACCAGCCCTTCAACGACCACACGCGCATGCAGCTGTTTGGCGCGGCCGCCACTGCCCTCATGCGTTGGGAGCCACGGATACGGCTCACCCGCCTTGCGCTATCGCCGAGCGATACGCCCGGGGCCTTCCTGCTTGATCTGGACTACCAGCAGGCAGGAACCCATCAGCAGCAGACCGTCACTCTCCCGCTTCGTCTTCAAACCCCGTAACCGTAGGAGTTACCCATGGCTCAGGACTACCACCACGGCGTACGCGTCATCGAACTTGATGGCGGTATTCGTCCGATCCGCACCGTCGCCACCGCCATCGTCGGAATCATCTGCACAGGCCCCGATGCAGACGATTCCATCTTCCCCATCGACACCCCCGTGCTGCTGACCGATGTTCGTGGCGCCATCGCCAAGGCGGGCAACAGCGGGACACTGCCGGGCGTTCTCACCGCTATCGCCGACCAGTCCAATCCGGTAACCGTCGTGGTGCGCGTGGAGGAAGGCGAGGATGCCGCCTCCACCACCAGCAATGTGATCGGCAGCGTTGCCGGTGGACGCTATACCGGGCTGCAGGCACTGCTGGTGGCCGAAAGCAAACTGGGGGTGAAGCCGCGCATCATCGGCGCACCCGGCCTGGACACCGAAGCGGTCACCACCAGCATCGCCTCGGTATGCAAGAAGTTGCGCGCCATTGCCTATGCCGGCGTGGGTGAGGCCAAGACCGTCTCGGAGATTCTGCTCTACCGCAAGAAGTTCGGTGATCGCGAGCTGATGATGATGTGGCCGGAATTCCTCAGCTGGGACATCACCGCGAAGAAGGATGCCGTCAGCTACGCCACGGCGCGCGCCATCGGCCTTCGCGCTCTGATCGACAAGGAAACCGGCTGGCATAAGACGTTGTCCAACGTGAAGGTTCAGGGCGTGACCGGTATCAGCGCGGATGTGACCTGGGATCTGCAGGACCCTCAGACCGACGCTGGCCTGCTCAATGCCGCTGCGGTGACCACCCTCATCAACAGCCAGGGCTATCGCTTCTGGGGCTCACGCACCTGCAGCGATGACCCGCTGTTTGCCTTTGAGTCGGCCACGCGCACCGCGCAGATCCTGGCCGACACCATCGCTGAGGCGCAGATGCTCTACATCGACAAGCCGATGCACCCCACGCTGGTGAAGGACATGATCGAAACCATCAACGCGAAGTTCCGCGAGTTGAAGAACGGTGGCTACGTGATCGACGCCAGCGCTTGGTACGACGAGGACGCCAACCAGCCCACCCAGCTCTCCAGCGGCCAGCTGGCCATCGACTACGACTACACGCCGGTGCCGCCGCTGGAAAACCTGAACCTGCGCCAGCTCATCACCGACCGCTACTTCGCCGACTTCGCCACCCGCATCAACACCTGATGCACTGAGGAATCACCCCATGTCCCTTCCCAGCAAACTGAAGAATCTCAACCTGTTCAACGACGGCGCCAGCTATCTCGGCCAGGTGGTCGAGGTGAAGCTCCCCACCCTGACCCGCAAGATGGAGGAATACCGCGCCGGCGGCATGATCGGCCCCATCGATATCGACCTGGGCCAGGAGAAGATCGAACTGGAATGGAAGTGCGGCGGCCTGATGCGCGAAGTGCTTCGCCAGTACGGCGCAGCACGCCACAACGCCGTGCAGCTGCGATTTGCCGGTGCCTACCAGCGCGAGGACAGCGCCGATGTTGATGCAGTGGAAATCGTCATCCGCGGCCGCCATACCGAAATCGACGCAGGCACCGGCAAGGTGGGCGACGACACCGAGTTCAACACGAAGACCACGGCCAGCTACTACAAGCTGAGCATCAACGGCCGCACCGAGATCGAGATCGACATGGTGGGCATGGTCTTCATCGTCAACGGTGTTGATCTTCAGTCCGCCCTCCGCCGAGCCATCGGCGCCTGATCCTTACCCATTGCCCCGCCGCTCCGGTGGCCGGGCTTCTAGCCAGAGAGACCGTCAGTGAACGATCAGTCCAACACCACCACCAACACCGATGAAGCCGCCGACCCCAACACAATCGTGCTGGAGACGCCGATCCAGCGCGGGGAGCAGATCATCCGCTCGATTCGCCTGCGCAAGCCCTCCGCCGGCGATCTGCGTGGCATCAAGCTGCATGACTTGGCCCAGATGGATGTGACCGCCATCACCACCGTACTGCCACGCATCAGCCAGCCACTGCTGACCCTGCACGACGCAGCCAAGTTGGAGCCGGCCGATCTGATCGAAGTGGCCAGAGTAATGAGCGATTTTTTCATTCCGAATGCGGAGAAGGTGTCCCCAGCGGCGTAGACGACCTGATGGCCGATATCGCGGTGGTGTTCTCTTTCACCCTCACCGAGCTGTCGGCCCTCTCCCTGTCTGAATTGATCCAGTGGCGTCAGCGCGCCTATGAACGAAGTGGAGCACAGCAGTGATACAGTCCGGCCATGGCCACCGTCCTCGCCCTCGTCTTTGCCCTGCTCCTGCTGGCTTTTGTTGGCGGGCTGCTGGTGTGGGCCGTCAGTGCCGGCTGTCGCTTCCTGGCCACGCTGGTAGCCGACCCCACGGACACCACGACGCCGTAGCCCGTGTAGCGGTTGCTGTCGCATGAGCGGCGGCAACCTTCGCCTGCAGGTCGTACTTGACGCGCTCGACCGCGCCAGTGCCCCGTTCAAGAAGATCATGACCGGCAGCAAGGGGCTGTCCGCCGCGCTGCAGCAGCAGCAGGCCACCCTGCGTCGGCTCAATGCGTCACAGCGCGACGTAAGCGCCTACCGCCAGCAGCAGCAAGCGCTGCGTGCCACTGAAAAGAGCCAGCTTGCCGCGCAGCAGCGCGTCGCTGAGCTGGCCCGCCAGATGGCGGCCGCGACCGCGCCCTCTCGGCGCCTCACGCGCGAGTTCAGTCAAGCTCGCACCGCCGCCGGGCAGCTGAAGAGCCAGCACCAGCAACAGTCAGTCGAGCTGCAGCGCCTACGCAGCGGGCTTGACCGCGCTGGCATCAGCACCAGACAGCTGGGGGCGCACGAGCGCAAGCTGCGTACGGATATCGCCGCCGCCTCCCAGCAGATGGAAGTTCAACGCTCGCGCCTTGCCGCGCTCGACGCGGCGCAGGCCCGTAGCCGGAAGATCCACAGCGCCGGCATGAATGCTGCCGCTCACGGTACCGGCGTGGCGCTGGCCGCATTCGGCGCGCTCCGGGCGCAGACACTGCCCATCGCGCAGGCCATGAGCTTCGAGTCAGCCATGGCCGACGTGAAAAAAGTGGTCGATTTCGACACGCCCGACGACGTCGAGAAGATGGGCCGCGACATTGAGGAACTGTCGCGCCGTCTGCCCATGGTGCCCACCGATATCGCCAAGATTGTCGCGGCGGCAGGCCAAGCTGGCATCGCCAGCAACGAGCTGACCCGCTTTGCCGAGGAGGCGGCCAAGATGGGCGTAGCCTTCGACACGACCGCCGAAGACGCCGGCCAGACGATGGCCACGTGGCGGACCGCGTTCCGTATGGGTCAGGACGACGTTGTCGTACTGGCCGACAAGATCAACTACCTGGGCAACACCGGGCCGGCGAGCGTTCAGAAGATCAGCGAGGTCGTGAACCGCATCGGTGCATTGGGCGAGGTAGCCGGCCTCGGCAGCGGCCCGCTGGCCGCATTGGGCGCCACCGTCGCCGGCATGGGTATCGAATCGGAAGTGTCGGCTACCGGCATCAAGAACATGCTGCTTACGCTGTCCTCCGGCGAGGCCGCAACCAAGCGGCAGGTGAAATCATTCGAAAAGCTCGGGCTCAGTGCGAGCGACTTGGCCCAGGCCATGCAGCACGATGCTGGCGGCGCCATTCTGGATGTACTGGAGAAGCTCAAGAAGCTTCCCCAGGCCGAGCAGGCGGCCACCCTGACTCAGCTGTTCGGCCGCGAATCCATCGGCGCGATCGCTCCGCTGCTGACCAACCTCGATTTGCTGAAAGACAACTTCGGCAAGGTGGCCGACGCGCAGAAGTACGGCGGCTCGATGAACGCCGAATACGCCGCACGCGTGGGCACAGCCGAGAACGGGTTGGTGCTGCTCAAGAACAGCGCCACTGTGCTGTCGCAACGCCTCGGCAAGACCCTGTTGCCCACGCTCAAGGAGCTGGCCGCGCGTGTGGCGAAGGTCGCCGACCGGCTATCGGAATGGGTGGCCAATAGCCCGCATCTCACCGCTACCATCGCCAAACTGGCCATTGGCGGAACGGCGCTGGCTGCTGTGCTCGGCGGCCTGCTGGTCGCCGGCGGTATGGGCGCCATGGCGCTGACGCAGATCCACAAGGTCGTGATGCTGCTCAGTGGGGGAGGCGGGATCGGAGGTCTGGTCAGCCAAGTGCTTTCGCTGGGCGGCCGCGCATTCCCAATGCTGCTCAACGTCGGTCGCATGTTGCTGCCGCTGCTCGGCGGCATCAGCCTGCCGGTGCTGGCCATCGGCGCAGCCGTGGGCGTTGTCACCGCCTTGGTCTGGAAGTATTGGGAGCCGATCAAGGCCTTCATGATCGGCGTGTGGGAAGGCGTGGTAGAGGCGGTCAGCCCGGTGATGTCCGAGCTCATGAGCGCCCTTGAGCCGCTGCGGCCTGTGTGGGACCAGGTGTCCGATGCCATGGCCACAGCGTGGGACTGGGTGCAGAAACTGCTCAGCCCCTTCAAGGCGACCAGTGAGCAGCTGGAGGGCGCCACGAGCGCTGGACGCGGTTTCGGTAAGGTTCTAGGCGAAGGGCTGACCGCCAGCCTGCGAATGGTTGTGGACGCCATCGGCTGGCTGGTCGAGGCCTTCACCACCCTGCTCCCGATCATCCAGAATGCCGTCGGCGGCGCGTGGACATACCTGCAGGGCGCGTGGGACCTGATCGTTGGCCTGTTCACCCTGAACGGCGACAAGATCCGCTCGGGCCTGTCCGCGATGTGGGATGGCGCAAACCAGATCCTGATGGGTTGGCCGGCGAAGATGATGCAGGCCGGCATTGACATGGTGCAGGGGCTGGTCAACGGCATCGTCTCTATGGGCAGTGCCGCAATGGATGCGGTGGCCGGCATTGCCTCGGGCGTGATGGACCGCTTCAAGGGGTTGCTCGGCATTCACAGCCCGTCGCGCGTGTTCGCGGAGTTTGGCGACTTCACCATGCAGGGCTTGGCTGGAGGTATCGACCGCAGCCAGAGCGAGCCGCTGCAGCAGGTGACGAACGTCGGCGACCGCATCACACAGGCCGGTGCCGGCATGGGCGAGCGCTTGCAGTTGGCCGGCAGCGACAGCACCGCCCCATCCACTGGCCTTGATGAACTCCGTGAGCGGCGCATCGCACGCATGGGCAACACCGCCAACACGGCACGCGCCACATCCAGTCGCGACAAGCTGCGCCAGGCATCGGCCGGATTCGCGCTGGGCGCCGCTGCACTGCCCGTCATGGCTGCTGCGGCTCCGGTGGTTGCTCCGGCGGCAGCACAGGCCCCAGCGAGCAGCGCAGGCGCTTCCAGCTACACCATCAACATCCACCCGCCGGCCGGCGCCGACTCGCAGAAGATCGCGGGTCTGGTGCGGCAGGCCATCGAGCAGATCGAGCGCGAGAAGATCACCCGCCGCGGTGCCCGGCTCAGCGACTGAGGACCACACCCATGATGATGACCTGGGGCACTTTCGTGTTCTCCCTTTCCACCGCCGCCTATGGCGAGCTGCAGCGCCAGATGACGTGGCGCCACGCCAGCAGTGAGCGCGTAGGCGCCCGCGCTGCCCGGCAGTACGTCGGCCAAGGCGATGACACCATCAGCCTGCAGGGCACCATCGCGGGCGAGCTCGTGACCGACCTCCAGGTGCTGGACAAGTTGCGCGAGCTGGCCGACCAAGGCAGACCGCAGGCGCTGGTGGAGGGGACCGGCCGCGTGTACGGCGCCTATCTGCTGACCAGCCTCAGCGAGACCCGGCGCGAACTGCTGAGCGACGGCACGCCGCGCTTGATCGACTTCCAGATGCAGCTGGAGCGCGACGACGACGGCGCCAGCGAGGCCATCGTATGAGGGCCACCCCCTACCCGATTCCCGCCTGGCGCGTGGTACTCGACGGCAAGGATCTGACCGACCGGCTCGCACCGCGCCTGCTGGATCTGTCGCTGACCGAGAGCCGGGGTGATGAAGCCGACCAGGTGGATCTGCGTGTGCATGACCACGACGGGATGCTGGCCCTGCCGCGCCGTGGCGTAACCCTGCAGGTGGCCATCGGCTTCGAAGGCAGCGGCCTGTTCGACAAGGGGACATTCAACGTCGATGACGTGGAACACAGCGGCTCCCCCGACATCATCACCATTCGTGCCCGGTCGGCGGATCTGACGGGTGCCGTCCGCCGGCGCCGCGAACGCAGCTGGCACGACACCACGCTGGGCGACATTCTCGGCGCAATCGCCGGCGAGCATTCACTGCGCCCAGCCATCGCCGCGGATCTGGCCAGCATTGCAGTACCCCACCTCGACCAGGCCAACGAAAGCGACATCAACCTGCTTACCCGGCTGGGCCGGCGCTTTGACGCCGTGGCAACCGTCAAGGCCGGGGCGCTGATCTTCGCCCCCATCGGCGCCGGCACGACCGCCAGTGGCCAACCACTGCCCGGCGTGCAGATCACGCGTGCCTCGGGAGACCAGCACCGCTACACCGTCGCCGACCGCGAGAGGTACACCGGCGTGCGCGCCTACTGGGGTGACCGCAAGTCAGCGCGTCGCACGGGCGTGCTGGTGGGCACGGCCGAGAACGAGAAGAAGCTGCAGGCCACCTATGCCACGGCGGAGGAAGCGCGGCAGCACGCGGAGGCCGAGTTCAAGCGGCTGGATCGGGGAACAGCGCAGCTGAGCTACCGTCTCGCCGTCGGCCGGGCCGATATCTACCCAGAACAGACGGTGACCGTCAGCGGCTTCAAACCGGAGATTGACGGCACCGATTGGCTGGTGGCTAAGGCTACCCACACCATCGAAGGCGGTGGCGGCTTCGTTACAGCGTTGGAACTGGAACGAGCTTAAATGTTCTCAGCGTCAAAGGAGTAGCTAAGCCGCCCTGGTCCTGTGTGCCTTCCGATGTGGTAATTAACAATGGTCCCCAGTGGTAAGTAGGGGGCAATGAACAGGCTGACGTGCTTAGCAAACGCGGTGCGACCAACTACCAATTCACCCGGGTCAGGGAGGAAATACAGGCTCCATGGACCAGCCGCGTTCCACTCCGCGATCTTTCTCAGAATGGCTTCGGCAATCGGCTTGTTGCTGTCTGACAGCAACTTCATACTCGCGACGAGCACAACTTCTGATACGCCACGCAACCCAGCAACGCCGACTTCGCTAAGCAGATTCGGCTCGGCGTCCATCAGCTTAAGAATGGTCCGATAGTCGTCACGTGTTAGTTCACCGCCGAAAGAGCCATCTTTTGCCTCAGTGCCCTTGAATCCGTCTCGCTTTATTGTTCCCCAGATCCCCTGCGGGAAATCCTTAGGGATGGTGTGCTCGGCTTGAAGGGCATCGGTGATCGTCTGATCGTTCACCTTAAGCTTGAGCCTCGTCTTCGCGTTAGCTACAAAGGTTGATAGCGTGTACATGCCGAAGTCACGAACGCCCGCCTCGCGCCGAATCTCCATCACCAGTTCTGGCTGTGGCTTCTTACCAGCTTTCCCACGCGTGTCGAGCCACCAATCATCTTTGACGTCGGATGTGACAAAGATCACCGCCTGCAACTTTTGGTCTCGGCAGTGATCGAGTAAGCCCGCCCAAACCATGTAGTCGCCGTACTGACGGCTGTATAGCAGCCCATCCACCAAGTGGGTTCCGTCTTTTTTCCCGTCGAGATGCCCAGGTCCCAGCCCATTCTCATATCGCTGCGCAGCAACGGCTTCAGCGGCATTGACTTCTTCTTGGTTCGAAGGCCTTAGCCCAACCCTACCCGCAAGGAGCTTCTCCAGAAAATCGCGAATTTCATCGTCTTGGCTTGGGGCAATGTAGTTCCCGCGCTCTTTGCGCGCTATGGCGTAAAGCTCTTTGGCCTTCGCCTCTATCTCATTGAACTTCTCGGAAAGTTCCTGCCAGCACGCACGCTTTGTAACCTTCTCTTCTGTCACGACAGCCTTGAACTCGATGAACGCGGCTCTAAAGTCTCGCTCCATTTTTTCGGCGGCATCGAATTCGTCGCGCAGGGTGTTCAGGCGATTGCTGTGGTACTCGACCAGCACATGATAGGGAACCCATATGCGCTCACCGACACTTCGCAGGACGTCGAGAATCTCCTTTCGCGACGCTTCTGGCATGCGATACAGCCCGAGCAAGACATTCGTATCCAGCGCGATGGTGGCGTTCTTCCACAAGCGCGCAACGTCCTTTTCGCCAGGCTCAAAGTATCCGGAAAATTCGGCTCTCATCATTCTTCCTTGTCGTATTTTGTCTGCAGTCTTGCAGGCTGCAGCCGCTTGTCTACCCCCCTACGTCAGAGTAGTTGTCGCCCGGATAGAATCCACCCGAGGGGCGACAATGAGAGAACGAAGTGGCTCGATACGGACAGCAGTTCAAGAACAAGGTGGTAGCCCGGCTGTTACCGCCGGA